ACGACGCTTCTCGTAGGGAAGACTTGGTCGATGTCTTGACCAATATTTCTCCCCAAAAGACCCCTTTATATAGCGGTTTAGGCTCTACTACCGCCAATAATACTCTTCACGAGTATTTAACTGACGAGTATGCTTCTTCAGCCGACAATGCTGTCGCTGAAGGTAGTGATGCTACCATAGTAGACCTTACTGCTCCTTCACGGGCAGTTAACATCTGCCAAATATTCAGAAAGGTAATCACCGTTTCTGATACTGAAAGAGCAGTTAAACAAGCCGCTATCAATGATATGTTCGCATATCAATTGAAAAAGGGATCTGTGGAGCTGGCTAAAGACATCGAAAAAGCTCTGGTTGCGGGTACAATTGCTTCTGGAGATTCTGGTGTAGCACGCCGATTAAAAGGTGTGATTCAAGGAATTTCCACTAACAAAACTGCTCGCAATAGCGGTACAACCTTCACTGCAACAGAATTTGGCGACATGATGCAGGACATCTGGAGCCAAACTGATGAAACCGCTAATGAAGTTTATACTGGAGCTTACTTAAAGCGAGTTATCTCTGGTTGGACAGCTGGTAACACCAAAACTGTTGCCGCTGACGACAAGAGATTAGTTAACGCTGTGGACGTGTATGAGGATGAGTCCAAGTCGTCCTCGTTAAATTGGGCTATATGCTGGAAAGTTTTAAAGCCGTCATTACCTACATCCTCGTTTAGTTGGGGAGGGGTGACAATATGACGGATGCAACAATAAACAACCAGCAGGGAAGACTTTATTCATGGCTTGCTGGATTAATCGATGGAGATGGAACACTTTGTATGACTAAAACGGTTTGTTCTCGTGAAAAATATCCGCAATATAAGGAAGATAAGATGCATATCAGACTAACATTAAAGATAGAAATGGCTGATGAGTCAACCATTAGAAGGTGCGAAAGGATATTCCGCAATATGGGAGTTCATACAAAGATGGTTCAACGAACTAAACGCAAAGGATACGGATATTATTACTCGGTTAAAATTTGCGGAGCCGAAAATCTTTCTAAGGTATTAAAAAAACTTAAGCCCTATCTCTTTACCAAACAAAAGCAAGCCAAATTGATGCTCAAATATATTGAGTCCAGAAAACACGGCAATAGACACAAATATTCGGATAAAGACCTTAAGTTAATTGAAAAAATGGCTCAAATGAATAAAGTCCCCTCAGAGACTATACGCCCAACCCCCGATGGGGAAGATATAGTCCAACTTATTCCGAAAGGTATAAGATTATAGGACTTTGGAGTCCACAAGATATTCGCTCACAGAGAAATCCCTGCGGGCGGCGTATTGGCCATCAACAGTAACCTCTATAAAGTAGCTTACCTTCGCAAACCCAAGGTAGTAGAATTGGCCAAAACTGGTTCTGCTACTAAGGCTATGATTGAAGGTGAGTTAACGCTTGAACACTTACAACAAAAAGGTTCAGCGTACAGAAGCGGTTACTTTGTAGGCTAATCTCTTTAGTGCGGAGGCTCATTCTTGGGCCTTCGCCTCAAGGGATTAACTTAAGGAGGAAAAATGACTAAAACTCAAATTTCGACACAAACAGCCAAAAAAGAAATTGAACTTTTAATTCGTATATGGCTTAAAACACATCAAAATGAAGCCAAAGCGTGGTTTGAAGATATTGAAAACATAAGACGAGCTCAATTTAATGAATTGGCTACTAACAAAAAATCGCATAAAAAAACTACCACCATTCGTTTAGGTGTTCATATGCCCAACGACTTGCTTAAAACGATTGAAAAACGATTTCCCGATTTGTTTAAAGACAGAGAACAATTTAGGTGGTTTATGAAGGAGTTTAATTATTTCACCATCCCCAGAAAGATATAAGGAGGAAAAATGAAAATTGCTCTTTGTATGGTTTTAAAGCCCGATAAGAAAACGGCTCTTGAGGCCGAAAGGGCGATACAATCAGTTTATAAATACGTTGATGGAATTTATTTAACCACCACTGCCAAAAATAAGCACATTGAAAACTTGGCCCAAAAATATAATGCTCATTTATCTTATACGAAATGGGAAGATAATTTCGCCAAATTACGCAATTTTAACTTCGCTCAAGTGCCCAAAGATTATGATTGGATAATGTGGTTAGATTCTGATGATGTAGTGGATAAACCATCACGGATTATCCCCACGCTTAAAAAGGCCCAAGATGATGTTTTGGCGATTATTGTCTCCTATGTCTATTCCAGCGATGAATATGGCAATCCAATGATGGAACATCCCAGAGAAAGAATTTTACGCAATGTTAGGCAATGGGAATGGAGAGGAGTTCTTCACGAGACAATTATTAACGCTACCGATGTTCCCTCCGCCAAGGCTTTAGACTTTAAGGTTATCCATAAGGGCGATACAGCCGACCATCAGGAAAAGGTTAAACGTAATATCAAAATTCTTCTCAAAGAAATAGAGCGTTGTGAAAAGAATAATGAAACTTTAGATGCCAGAATTGTTTATTATTTAGCGCTTAATTTAAAAGAGATTGGGAAGTTTGAGGAGGCGGTAGTTTATTACGACAAATTCTTGCGTTCTTCTGGTTGGGATGAGCACCGCTATAAAGGCTGGTTAGAGTTATCTGATTGTTATATCCAATTAAACAAAATTCGTTTAGCTATTGACGCTTGTTTAGAGGCGATTAAAGAAAAGCCCAACTTCCCCGATGCTTATATCAAGTTATGTGAAATCTATAGCGAGCAAGGAGATAATGAAAGGGCCTTAGAATGGATAAATGTCGCTTTATCTAAACCCATTCCTGTTCGGACGACTTTAGGAATATCGCCGCTAACTTACCAATATATTGCCAAATTATATAAAGCCAATCTTTTGTTTGGATTTGGTAAAGCCAAAGAGGCCAAAAAGATAGCCCAAGAAGCGTTAAAAATAAGACCAAAAGATAAGGAAGTCAAAAAATTTATTAAAGAGTGCGAATTTATTGAAAAACATAAGGAAATTGCCTTATCTTATCTTAAAATAGCCAAATTCCTTTACCCTCGCTACAAGTCAAAGATAAAAGAATTATTAAAAGCGGTTCCTAAATCTTTAGAAGACAACCCAATTATTCAAGCGATTTATACCAAAGTCCAAAAAGAAGGCAAAACTTGGCCTAAAAATAGTATAGTTATCTATTGTGGGCAATCTTGGTTCCCATTCGCTCCACCGATTTTAGAAAAAGGCGTCTCTGGTTCGGAGGAAGCGGTTATTTATTTAGCCCGAGAATTAGCTAAATTGGGTTGGGATGTAACCGTTTATAATTACTGCCAAGAGATGGAAGGCGAATATGACGGGGTGAAATATATTAACCACTACCGAGCTAACTTTGAAGATAAGTTTAATATCTTGGTATTATGGCGAGCGCCCGAGTTATTAGATTTGTCTTTAAAAGCAAAAAAAGTCTATCTCTGGCTACACGATGTGATTGAAAAAGATAAATTGCCGCCTGAAAGATTAGAGAAATTGGAAAAAGTTATTGTTCTTTCAAAATATCATCGCTCTTTATTCCCCAATGTACCGGACGAAAAGATAATGGTTTCTAAAAACGGCCTCAATGTTGACGACTTTAAGGCTGAATTGCCCAAGATAAAGAATAAATTTATTTATACTTCTTGTCCATCACGGGGGCTTCAATATCTTTTGGAAATTTGGCCAGAAATTAAAAAGAAACACCCTGATGCCACTTTGGATGTTTATTACGGTTGGAAAAATTGGCTCCAGCATTGGGGCAATCACGCCCCGTCAATGAAGTGGAAAGAGAGAATGGATAAACTTTTAAAACAAGACGGTATTGTCTTTTGGGGAATGAGGCCGCAAAAAGAGGTGGCAGAAGCGATGGCCAGAAGCGATTTTTATGCTTATCCATGTATCTTTCCGGAAATATCTTGCATCTCACTTATCAAATCAATGGCTTCTGGTTGTATACCCATCATTGTCCCCTATGGCGCTACTGGTGAAACGGCTAAATATGCTTATAAGACGAAAGGCAAAAATATATTTGACGAAGAAACCAAAAAAGAATTTAAAAAATTGGTTTTAGAAGCGATGGATAAAGACAACGAGAAATTACGCTCAAAAATGCGAAAGTATGCTTTACAAAATTACTCTTGGGCCCAAGTGGCCAAAGAATGGACGGAGGAGATGAGATGATAAAACTTAATTTGGGTTCAGGAAGTGTTTATAAAGATGGTTATATAAATATCGATTTATACGCCGATAATGTTGACTTAAAGCACGATATAAGAAAACCATTGCCATATAAAGATAATTCTGTCGATGAAATATATGCTTCTCATCTTATTGAACATTTTACTCGAAAAGAATGGGAGGAAGTTAGAAAAGATTGGTATAGAGTATTAAAACCGAATGGGCTTTTACATATTAAATGCCCAGATTTAGAACAAATTTGTAAGTCTTTTATAAACGACAAAGATATTAGATACGACAATCCCCGAACTGGCATTTCTCTAATAATGATGATATATGGTGGGCAAGAGGCGTTTGGTAAGGGACAAATTCATAAAAACGGCTTTACTTTAGATAAACTTGGTTCCGATTTGGAACTAACTGGATTTCAAATAGAAACAAAAGAAGCCAAAAATGATATCTATGAATTGGAGGTAAAATGCAGAAAACCTCAATAATTATTCCTTGCTGGATAATTGACAAAAGTTTATTAGAGTTAACTAAAGAATGCGTTGACTCTCTTCGACGAACTACTAAAAATTACGAATTAATTATCGTTGATGATGGCTCGCCGATGGGAGTTAGCGACCTTAAAAAATTAGCCGATATTTATATTAGAAATAGAAAGAATTTAGGCTTTGCCAAGACGGTTAATAAAGGATGGCAGAAGGCGACAGGCAAATATATTATTACTTGCAATAACGACATTTTAGTCCCACCCGGTTGGCAAGAGATAATGATTAAATGGCTTAATGAACCAGATGTGGGAGCGGTATCTTTGATTAACACGAGAGATAAAATAACCGATAATAGTCAACCATTTGACCAACGGCAAGATAGACACGTAATAGAAGGCGGTTGTTATTTTCACGGAGGGTTTTGGGGATTAACCAGAGAAACAATAAATAAAATTGGATTTTTAGACGAAAGATTTATACAGGGCGGATATGAGGATATTGATTACTTTTATCGCTTAATTAAGGCCAATTTAAAGCTTATTTGCTCTTTTGAACGTTGGATTTGGCATAAAGAAGGGGCAACTCGCAAAATTACTGAAGAAAAAAGATTATTAGACGAAAAAATATCAGAAGAAAATTTACAAAGATTTATTAAAAAATGGCACAATAATCCGCATACTGATTGTTGGTTTAAACTCAATGAAATTTTAGTAGAAGAATATCCATTTAAAAATAAATAAAATAAGGAGAATATTATGAATTTTTTAGAAATGCAACAAGACGTTTTGGCTCGTTTAGACGAGAAAGAAAATACCGAGCTACAAGCCAGTGTTAAAACCTGGCTCAATCAAGCTTATCAAGATGTTTGTAACCGTTATAATTGGCCGTTTTTAGAGGCTCAATTTACCTTATCGACAGTAGACGGCACGGAAAGTTACGGTTTAACAGGCACAAATGTTAAGAAAATTTATGATGTAATTTATACAGATAGCGGAGGTGATAAACACCGACTACAGCCGATGACGCTTGATGTCTTTAAAAAACTTTACACTGGCGAAACACAAACATCGTCAGGAACGCCAGATTATTACTATATTTGGAATGATAATATTTATTTATATCCCATTCCTGATTATAGCGGTACAGACAACTTGCTTATCAATTATTATACTTATCCGAATTATATGACTAACGACACCGATGAGCCATTAATACCACTTCCTTATCACGAGGTTTTGGTTTTGGGGGCTTGTGTTAGAGCCAGACAATACAACGACGAATCAACGCCAGAAGCGGAATTAATAAGACGAGAATACGAAGAAAAGATTTTACATATGATAAATGATTTAAGTAATCAAGAAGGCACAGAAGCCAATTATAATATCGACTTTCAATCATAAGGAGAAATTATGCTACCCACACAAGCATACAGAATAAACGATTTTTCGGGAGGCTTAAACACATTTAATTCTAATAATCTCCTAAAAGACAATGAAGCGATAACGAGAACCAACTTCTATTCTACCGAAAGAGGGGCGATGATTAACCGTAAAGGTTATAGTAAATTCAACTCTACAGCCATTGATGCCGCTCCTGTTTTGGGCGGTTATCGTTATTATCTTTCTGGTGGGGCGACTAAAAAGAATATCGTCGTTTGTAATGGTAGTGTTTATGTGCCCGATGATAATGGCAATATTGGCACAGCGGTTAAGACTGGTCTTTCTACTACTGCTATTCCACAATTTGCGACAATCGGCAATAAATGTTATATGGTTAATGGTGTTAATAATAATCAAGAATACGACGGTTCCACTTGGCAAGATATGCTGGGATCTCCGCCAATTTCTAAATATATTGAATTTTTTGTGGGAAGGGTCTTTTTGGCCAATACAACTTCTTATAAATCACGGATTTATTACTCGCAATGGTTG